TCAGGCTAAGGCTCCTTCTCTTGGATTCGTACCTCTTAAAGGTGAAATTCTTAAAAAATCACGTGCTGCAGTAAAGCGTATTAATAAATAAATTTAATAACAGAGAGGCACTTCAGTGTCTTTCTAGCGAGCTTAGTTTAGCGGTAAAACTCTAGCCTTCCAAGCTAGGTTCATCGGTTCGATTCCGATAGCTCGCTTTGGCTTCTGGCCCTGTACGCAGGATACCCTTTAGCCGTCTAGACGGTGGGAAAGACCACAAAAAATAAACGTTTTAATTTGCTAGCAAGGGAAAATATACATTCAATACATTTTAAATTAAAGAAAAATGGCTAATGCTTTAACAACAGCGTTAGGTAGGATTAATAGTGCTACAACAAATAATACAGCGTTAGCTCTGACAACATCTGATGCGGATTATAAGACTAAGTACGGAACCTATCTTAAGCTGTTTTCAGGTGAGTTGTTCAAAGGTTTCCAACATAATACAATTGCACGTGACTTAGTTACGAAGCGTACATTAAAAAATGGTCGTTCTTTACAATTCATCTACACAGGTCGCATGTCAGCCGACTATCATGTCCCAGGTACACCTATCTTGGGTAATGAGAATGCAATACCAGTAGCTGAAAAGACTATCCAAATGGATGATCTCCTTATCAGCTCAGCTTTTGTATATAACTTAGACGAAACACTTGCTCATTATGAGCTTAGAGGTGAGATATCTAAGAAAATTGGTTTTGCACTTGCTGAAAAATATGATAGATTAATCTTCCGTGCTATCACTAGAGGTGCACGTAAGGCTAGCCCTATTTCAGCATCAGGGAAAGTAGAACCAGGTGGAACTCAGATACAAGTAGGAGGTGGTTCAGATGCAAATGACGCATTGGTAGGTACTAACCTTGTAACTGCTTTCTATAATGCAGCAGCAGCCCTAGATGAAAAGGGTGTAAGTTCTCAAGGAAGAGTAGGTGTTATATCACCAAGACAGTACTATGCATTAATTAATAGTGTAGAGTCTGGAGCTATTTCTACTGGAATCATCAACCGTGATGCACAAGGCTCAGCCTTACAATCAGGTTCTGGTGTAATAGAAATTGCTGGTATCAAACTATACAAATCGATGAACATCCCGTTCCTCAGTAAGTATGGTACTGCTTATAAACCTGCTTCAGGTGATAATGCTGCGTTACACACTAACGTTGTTGACCCAGGTAACACAGGTTCATTTGTTTCAGCTGCTACTGAAGACGCTGATATAGCAGAAGGTGGTATCAATAATAACTATGGTGAAGCGACAGACTTTGCTAACTCATGTGGTCTTGTCTTCCAAAGAGAAGCTGCTGGTGTTGTTGAAGCTATCGGACCTCAAGTACAAGTAACTTCAGGTGATGTTTCCGTGATTTATCAGGGTGATGTTATCTTAGGTCGTATGGCAATGGGTGCAGATTATCTAAACCCTGCAGCTTGTGTTGAACTATTCGCTGGGACTTCAACTAAACCTGGTGAATACTAAACAATATTTTTATTCATACAATGGGAGTCTTTATGGCTCCCTTTTTTTTTATTCATATAACTTATGGCTCCCTCAACAACATTAACCGATACAGAACTATCCGCAGTTAACTCCATTTTGGGAGCAATTGGTCAAGCTCCTATCTCAGAACTACCAACAGATTATGTAGGTCCAACTACTGATACTGATCGGTATTATCAAAACCCAGAAATAGCTTTAATATATAACATCCTAACTGAAGTTAATAAAGATGTTCAAAATGAAGGATGGCATTTCAATACTGAAGATCATGTAAAAGTAACCTTAGACAGTGATGGTGTTATTGCTTTACCATCTGATGCTTTAAGGTATGACTTCCATGATGCATGGGATAGAACCTATGACGTAGTAGAAAGAAGTGGTAATTTATATGACTTAGTTGAACATACAGCTACCTTTAAAAAGGGTGATTACTATTTAGATATTGTCAAATTAATTGCCTTTCCTGATCTACCTAATGTCTTTCAAAGATATATAACTCACAAAGCTTCAGTTAGGGCTGCAGCACAGATGGTTTCAAATCCTACCTTAGTACAACTATTACAACAACAAGAGGTAATGGCTAGGGCTGCCTGTATTGAATATGACACTGATCAAGGTGATCATAACTTTATGGGATTTGAGCATGGAACTGTCTATAGAACTTATCAACCACATATAGCATTACGTAGATAATGGCAAACATTACTCAGCATATACCTAGTTATACTGGAGGTATATCAGAACAACCAGATGAATTAAAGATACCAGGACAGGTAAATAAAGCTAAGAATGTTTTACCAGATGTAGTTCAAGGACTATTAAAAAGACCTGGAGGTAAGTTAGTAGGACAGAATATAACTGCATCTACAGGAGATAGTAAATGGTTTCATTACTATAGAGATGAAAATGAACAGTATATAGGTCAGATAAAAGGATCAGATGGTGTGATAAAGATGTGGAGATGTAATGCCATGACTATTGATGGTGTTTCTTATGCTGCAGGCTCACCAGTAAATGTTGTTTATGATACTTTAACAGAAACTGCTGTAAAATCTTATTTACAACATACAACTGATGAAGACCTACAAACCCTAACCCTCAACGACTTCACCTACATAACCAACAGAAATAAAACTGTTGCTATGTCAACTGATAAGTCTCCAGTTAAACCTAGTGAAGCTTTCATACAGTTAAAGAAAATAGCGTATGCTAATCAGTATGCAGTTAACTTATTTGATACTACAGCTACTACAACTGAAACAACAGCAACAAGAATAAACGTCACTAAAACAGATGATGATGAAACTGATATCTGCCCACATGTAGATACTAAAATACTTAACATCAATGCGTTTGCAACAGCTACTGGTTTAATTGCTTTTGATGGAAGTTTTGATAGTGAAACTTGGTCTACCAGTGATGGTGTTTATAGTAATGTAACTTATACTATAGATAATACAGGTACAGATCCAGTATTAAAGAAAAACGCAGTTTACAAGCTGACTTTAAATAGGCTTGCAGCTCATAATAATGATCATTCAGAAGATGTACAAGAAACAAATAATACTCATAGTTCAGGTCATAATGAAGATTATTTTTTAAGAGATTCTCAAACTGCTGAGCATATAGAATCGGATACTAATTATTATAAGTTAAAAAATTTAACTACTGGACAACAGTTAATATCAGCAGCTGTAACAGGTACTACAACAGCTCAAGTTGGAATATATGCTGACGTTGTAACTGCTTTAAAAGCTGGTACAGCAATTACTGATGGTTTATATAGAGCACAAGGCAGTCACACAAGTGGTGCTCAATATACAAGTGGTGATCAAATTATAGAAGGTAATTATGTTTATACAGCTTTAATAACATCAGGCGGTACTGATACAGCAGGACAGGAAAATGCAAGTTCAACTGCTCCTACAGGTACAACATTAGGAGGAACAGAAGCAGGTGGTACAAATTTCACATGGAAATGTGAGGGTCCAAAGCCTATAACAGGTCATTCTGGTGACTTTTCAAATCAAGAACATGAAGGTAAGTCATCTTCTTATGATCAATTACCATTTACGATTTCAGACCCTGTTATTGATACAGAAACAAATAAAGCAGTAATAAATTTACAATATAAAAATGCTGATACACCTGTAGGTGAATGGGTATTACTTAGATGTAATAGACCATCAGAAGATATAGGTGACTCGACACATCAAGACAGTGATTCTGATCCTGTATGGGAACAAAAAGGTAGAGAACGTCCTTATCAAGCACGAGTAGATGATAATGCTGATGGTACTTGGAATGGTATAAAAACAACAGAAGTTAATGCTGCCTCAACAGTAACAACTACAGGTTATAAAAAAGATCTATATTTTCGTATAACTACTACAGGACAATCCGTAGCTACAGGCGAACCAAGTGCTATTACCTATAAATGTAGGTACACTACAACTTATGATTTATTACATGGAGGTAGTGGTTGGTCTGATGGTGATAATTTTACTGTAACTTTAAAAGAACCAAGTACAGAAGTAGATAGCGAAGGAGCTCTAATTGATACGTGGACTAAAAGTATTTATACTGTCAATATTGAAAAAAGTAGTACAGCAAAGATACAAGGTAATCTTGGGGTTATAAGACCTACTCCTACCTCCTTTGATACTAAAACAACAGTAACTGCTGAAAGTATTCTTGGTAATTTACAAACAGAAATAATAGCTGCTGATCCAGCTTGGACAGCTTGGCCAGATTCGGAAACTGCAAGTAGTACAGGTGTAAAGATTATCGGTAATGGTCTTTATATAAGAAGATCAGATAATACTAATCCTTTTAATATAAGTACTCCGAATGGTGAATTATTAAATGTACTTTCAGATGAAGTAAAAGATATAGCTGATTTACCTGAACAATGTAGACATGGTTATATAGTCAAAGTTGCTAATAGTGAAGATGATGAAGATGATTACTACGTTAAGTTTATAGGACAAGAAAAAGCTGATGGTACATTCTTAGACGGTAAAGGTATATGGGAAGAATGTGTTGCTCCAGATCAGGAGTATAAATATGATCCAGCTACTATGCCTGTCACTCTTATCAGGACAAAAGATGGTAATTTTAGAGTGGCTCAGTTAGATGGGGTTAAATATTATTTATCTCAGGATATATTAGATGTAGATGCCACTTGTGAACTAACAGGTACTAATGAAATTACAGTAAAATTAGATAATCATGGATACTCAGTTGGTGACAGTGTTGGTCTTTCTGAAGATGTTGGAGAAGGAGGTGATTTTTTCTCTGGACCTCTACCAAGTGCTACATATATAGTCACTAAAGTTGAATCTGCAGATAAATTCTCTGTAGAAAGTTCTAATATTACTGGTACAAGTGCTACATATATTCAAGAACCATCTAGCGGAAGTCAAGAATCTTACAAAATAACCTTATCAGATCATGGCTTGACTAGCATAAATTATGATTATAATTTAAAATTTACATCAAGTAGCGGTACATTACCTGCAAGTGGAAATTATGACCTTTGGGGTTTAGGTAATGCAAATCATATCCATGTTCTAGGCAACATAGATGGTAGTGCTATTGCAGATACTAACGTAACTGGAAACGTACTACTTATAAACAAAAAGATTAAAGTAGCACCTTGTAATTACGAGCATCCTAAATGGGAAGATGCATTAGTAGGAGTAACAGTAGAGGATGGTACAGGTACAAACCCAAGGGCTTCATTCGTAGGTAAAACAATCAATAGCATGTTGTTCTTTAGGAACAGGCTTGTCATGCTTAGTGATGAAAATGTAATTATGTCTCAACCTGGAGACTTCTTTAACTTCTGGGCTAAGTCAGCTATTACCTATGGAAATACAGATATGATTGAT